GCAATCACCGGCACTCTCTTGGTGGGCGACATCATCACCATCGCGGCGACCGTCGCGGTCAATCGCGTCGCCAAGACCACTACCGGCGAACTTCGCCAGTTCGTGATTCTTACCAACGCGGCCAATGGCGCCACTACACTTAACGTCTACCCGTCGATCATTCCGAGCGCGGGGGGCAATGACGTGCAATACCAGACCGTGGTGTCGTCGCCCGCCAACGCCGCCGCGATCTCGCTCTACACCAACGCCTCGGTCACCTATCGCAAGAACTTCCGGTACGTGCCAGAAGCGATCACAATGGCGACCGGCGACTTGCCGATGCCAGAGAACAAGATCACGGCGCGTCACCGCTACGACAACGTGTCGATGCGGTATGTGGCCGACTATATTATCGGGACGGACCAGCGTGCTTCTCGTCTCGACGTGCTGTTCGGGTCGTTGACGACGCGGCCTGAATGGGGGTGTGTCGTTCCTGATCGGGTTTGATACGCTCGCGTTTCCTCCCTGACAGACTTCCCTCCGCCATCAGGCGGAGGGCTTTTTGGATTAGACGATTTGGGGCCAACCAAAGGAGACTGAAAATGACCGGCGTCGTAATGGGACCGAAAGAAGTGGCGGACGTGCTTCGGCCACACCTGCAGCTGCACCACACCGACCCGCACGATCAGCACGCCTTGAACTTCCTCAAGGACGTGGCGACCCGGCTCGGTCTCGACCACACCCCGGAAGTCATCACCCATCTGGCCGGGCTGATGCGCGAAAAGGGGCTGGTGCTCAAGACCGGCGAGGAATACCCCAAGATGGTGACGCGCAAGGCAGATAGCGCGACGTTCACAGTCCACAGTGTGGCCGAGGAAGACCGGCGTATCAATGAAGACCCAGCACAGACCGAGCCCCCCGCCCCGCGCCGGCTGCCGCCCGAGATGTTGCCAGCAACCGACCGCGACCACCCGGCTGACATCAGCGACAAGGTCCCGCAAACCGGATCGAGCGAAAACGAGATCGCGCGCCGCACACTGGAAAACGACCCGGTCGACGATGCCGGCCATGCCTCCGATCTGTCGCGGCGCGTTCCGCGTCAATTTCCGGAGGACAACAGGTCTGAACTCGATCACATGACCGACCGGGCAGCGGCGCAGGGCCAGCGCCCGCTGGGGTCGTCTCACGACCGTCTCGGCGGCCATGCGGTGGTCGACAAGACTTCCGGCCAGAATCAGGACCACTTCGCAGAACAGGAACCGGGCGCGGCAGCGATGCGGCAAAACTTCGCCGGTACGGACATTGCCAATGTGGACATCGACGACGGCGTTACTGTGTCGGATGACGACCCGACCCACGACCAGCCGGCCGCCAAGCCGGTCCCGGACCGGAACAAGCGCCCGGTCTGATCTTTCAACGCGTCAACAGGGAGTAAAATTATCATGGCAACTGCCGTATTGAAACTGGACCTGAAAATCTCGGACCGTGCGCGAGCACTGGTCGAGCAGATGCGGGACATTCAGAAGGTCCAGAAGCCCCACGACATTCGGAGCAACATCCCGATGGTCGACTGGACCAACCCGGCCAAGTTCCCGCCGTATGTGTTCCGCGAATATCCCAAGATGCCGCTGCTTGACGGCAACCTTCCGATCAAGATCAATGAGACGGGAGACTTGCTGATGTTCTACAGCGCCGAGGACGAAGACGAATTCATGGGCGACAACCCTGAAATTGCTGAGGAAATCGAGCGCAACATGCCGGCCAAGCAGTACGCCAGTGCTCTGGCGGCCAAGGATGAAGAACTCAGCGAACTGCGCGAACGGCTGCGCAAGGCAGGCCTCGACGACGGCACCAAGAAGCCGGCGGCCAAGGCCGGTGGTGGTCTTGCCAGTGCGGTCCGCAAGGCGCCGGAAAACGGCACGGACAGTGACGGAGGCCTGCGCGAGCAGGTCAAGGCGGCTGAGACTGCCGCCCCGGCTGGCAACCCGCTCAAGAACAAGAAGAAGGCCGCCGCATGACGACCGGGCTTGACGTTGTCAGTCAGGCCCTCTACAAGGCCGGCATTACTGGGCGCGGCATCACGCCCAGTAATGCCGATACGCAGGACGCACTCGCCGACTGGAACGACATGATCGAGCAGTGGAACCAACAGCGCTGGCTGGTATGGGACCAAGTCACGGTTGGCATCACGGGCGACGGGCGCACCACGCCCTATACGGTCGGGCCGGGCGGCGACATCAGCGTTACGCCGCGTCCCAACCGGGTCTATTCGGCGTTCGTGCGCCAGCTGCAGAACGTCGGCAATCTGGAAGTGGACACGCCGCTCAAGGTGATCGACGCGATGGAAGAATACAATCGCATCAACACCAAGACGCTGGCCTCATTCCCGGAAGCGGTGTTTTTGCAGACCAGCATGCCGCTTGCCAGACTGTTCGTATATCCTTGGCCGTCGCCGGCCGGACAGTACGCGGTCTACATTACGCTGCGCGACGTGATCCCGGTGATGACGTTGTCTACCGATCTCAGCGCGCTGCCGCAGGGCTACACGGCAGCCTTCAAATTCAATCTGGCACGGCGGGTGCGGCAATCGCATGGGCGCGGCCTCAAGCCCGATCCCGAACTCAACAAACTGGCCAACGATTCGCTCGACGTGCTGATGGGGACCAACCTGCAAGTACCCGAGATGGGCATGCCGGTGTCGCTGCTACAGCGCGGTTCGGGATATAACTTGTACAGCGATCAATTCGGCAACTGAGGAGACTTGCATCATGACGACTGGACGCGCACCACAGGCCGGGCAAGGCGTAGGCCAGCCGGACTTCTTCTGGCTCAACGGGCTGGCCGGCGGCGACAACATGTACGTACAGACCGTGACGGCGCTTGCGGGCGGCGGGCAGGTGGGTGCCACGGTGATGGGCCTGCCGAACGCGCAGGGTATTCAGGCGGCTCTGATACGTGCCAAGGTGGTCAACGGCAATGACAGCTGCCAGTTGCCGCAGGCAATCAAAGGCCTGTGCAAATTGGTCTACAACAGCGACGCCGCCAATTCGATGAACGTCTATGCCAACCCCGGCACCAATAAGGTTACCGGTCTTACCGACACTATCAACGGCGCGGCCAACGCCAATGCTTACGCAATCGCGCACAACGTGTCCGTGCTGTTCTTCTGTCCCGACGACGGAATTTGGGCCGCCATCAAGTCGGCGTAACCTGATCGGAGGCTGTCGTGGAGGGCGTCCCGCTCCTTTCGGGTGCCTATCAGGCCAAGTCGCTGATCGCGTCTGCGCAGCGCTGCGTCAACCTGTATCTGGAAGGCAACCCGGAGAACATTAAAGCACCGATGCCGACCACGCACTACCAGCGTCCCGGCAAAAAGACGCGCTGGTCGCCAATCAACGCGGGGGCCGGGCGCAGCCTGTATCGCGCCTCGAACGGCGATCTTTACGCCGTGGCAAACGACACGGTGTATTTTATCAACGCCGGCTACGCCACCCACATCGTCGGCAACATTGCGGCAGGCACTAATCCGATCTCGATGGCAGACAATGGCGTCACGGGCGGCGCCGAGATCGCGCTGGTCGACGGCACCACGACCGGCTACCAGATCAACATGGTTACTTACGCGTTCGGCCCGATTGTCGACGGAACCGGGCTGTTCACGGGCGCCGACGTGGCCGCCTATCTGGAAACGTTCTTCATTTTCAATACCGTTCCCAACACCCAGAATTTCATAATATCCGAGCCCAATTCATTGACGTTTACGATACAGGACATTGCAGCAAAGTCCGCCTATGCCGACAACCTGATCACGCTGGGCATCAGGTCCAAGGAACTGTGGCTGTTCGGCAACGCCAGTTCGACCGAGCCATGGGTGCTGTCGGGCGCGCAGGACTTCCCGTTCGAATCGATGCCGTCCACCTTCCTGCCTTATGGCTGCGCGGCCAAGTATTCGCTAGTGTTCGCGGACGTGGCGCTGTACTGGATATCGATCAACGAGCAGGGCAAGGCAATCTTCGTCAAGACTGAAGGCTACAATCCGGCGCGCATCTCCACCCACGCTATTGAGCAACTGGTGCAGGACTTTACCACGATAACCGACGCGATAGGGTCGTCATTCCAGATCGAGGGACACACCTTCATAGTCTGGAGTTTTCCTACCGACGACATCACGCTGGTCTACGACGAAGCGACCAAGCAGTGGGCACAGTGGGCCTACATCGACGACGACGGCAATTTTCACCGCGACCGGGCCTGTTTCTACGCCAACGCCTACGGCAAGAATTTCGCGCAAGACTGGGAGACCGGCGCGGTCTACGAGATTAACGGCGACTTCATCGACGACGACGGCCAGCCAATCGTCAAGGTGCGGGGCTTTCCGTGCCTGCAGAAGGAACTCAACCGCGTCACCCACAACACGGTGCGCGCCTACATGGAGATGGGCACCGAGCCCGATCCCAACGCCGACATGCCGCAGGTAGCGCTCTACGTCAGCGACGACGGAGGCCGCTCGTTTTACAACCCGCAGTACTGTCCTTTGGGCGCGCAGGGCCAGTACGACGCCATTGCGCAGTGGACCCGGCAGGGACAGGCCCGCACCCGCGTCTATGAACTGATCTGGTCCGACCCCTTGAAGACGGCGCTCAACGGGCTGTACGTCGACCCCGACGAGGCGGACTCATGATTTTAATAACACTTAAATTCTGGTCTGTAATGTCCCGATACTTGCAGCTGCTCATTAAGCAGCTTGACATGTTGGCACGGCGTAGGCTCGTCGCAGTTGCAACCCCACTCGATAGGGGCCAGGCAATAGTATTCAGATTCGGAATGCTCGACTACGTACCAACCGGGCCGATCATTGTGGGGGCGCAGGAAGGGCATTGGACTTTCTCCTATATTGATAGGAATATCAAAACACGGCTTGTGGGGCTTGTCAAGTCATGAGGTTCGTGTCGAGCAAGAAACCGAGGCTGACGCTTTACGCGTGGCAGGAAGGCGACGAGTGGCTGCTTTCTACTGAGCTCGAAACAAAGCATGGGCGCCGGCCCATCGAGCGCTACGACAGCAAACAGGAACTTGAACAGGCAGTGTCGGCACGCGGAAATAAAGTAACATGGCTCTAAACGACCAGAATCAGGTTCCGGCGCAGCTAGAACCGATCGGTTCGTGGGGCAGCCGTGACGTGCCCGTCGTGGTCAAGCCGGTCTGGTTCAAGTTTTTCGTGTCGCTGTCGGCCATCGCGCAGAACATTATCGACGGCGTGCTGGGCTTCACGGTGGAGAATAATATAACTGCGGCCGGCGCCACGCAAGGCACTGCCGCGTTGCTTGAAACCGAATGGTCGGTGGTCACTACTACGCCGGTCAATTCAGGGGTGCTGCTCAAAGAATTCGGACCGGGCGTACCGCAGACCGTGTTCAACTTCGGGGCCAATTCGCTCAAGGTCTATCCGTTCAGTGGCGCGCAGATCGATGCACTGGGGATCAACGGGCCGTACGCACTGGCGAGTGCCAAGATGCAAACGTTCTATCAGACCGACAATCTTCAGTTTCACTCCACGCAGTTAGGATAGGGTATATGCGTTACTTTCAGAGAGTGCTGGAAAACGTGCAGGTGATCAAGACCTATTCGGCGCTGGCGCGGCAGCCGAACTTGTGGAATCAGGATAACTGCCGCAAGGAGTTTGAGAATTCGCCGCATACGGCGGTCGACGACATCCTGCTGCGGTTCGGTTCGAAGGACGGCGACGATCTGGAGGCCGTAAGTACGCCGCTGTTCGACACTTTGCCTGACGTGCGCGACAACGTGCTCAACGTGATGCGATTGTTGAATAGCGTGCGATTGGGGCGCGTCATCATCACGCGGCTGGCGCCGGGGCGCAAGATCGCGCCGCATTCCGATGTGATAGGCAAATACGCCGAGTATTATACGCGCTA